TGATGCTCGTCGATTGGAACCCAGGAATCGTGATCTTGTCGCCAGCTTTCAGCTTGCCAACAAGTTGCTTTGCGCCATCATTCGACAGACCGCGCCACACGAGTGCCGGTGGTGGCGGGGAGGGTGCCTTCGCCAGGGCGGATGCGATGTGCGCGGCCGACGTATTCGCCTGGATCGCGCCGCCGTGGTATAGTTCGGAGTTAATGTACTGGTATGATGACTTAGTGTAGTCCTCGATCGCGCTCCGCTCCTTGCTCGTAAGACTGTTCGCCCACGTATTTCCAGAAGCAGTAAGCGCAGCCGGCGTGGCGGTGCCGAGCTTACGATCGACGTCGTTCGCAATCGGCCACTTGCCAGTCCCAACCTCGACGGCGCCGCCGGGCTCGTGGGTCACGTGGTACTGCGGACCCTGGTAGGTTGGTGTTGTCACGGCGGGCTTGACGTAGTCTGCGCCCTTGCCTTGATGAATCGTTGCTTGCGCCTTCTGGTAATCAGTCTTCGCAAATGGCGCCGAGACCTGTTTGCCATGGTCGTCGAAGTAGGCGAATTTCCCGAGGTTCTCTTTGTTCGCGCCGGGCGAGTTCGCTGTGGTCTTCTCTTGCCAGGTGTACGACTGGTTCGCGATGCCGGAGTGCAGGACGTGGCCGGCCGACTCGTCGTCGCCGTGGGTGTTCGAGACGATCTGCGCTGGGAGCTTTACGGCAGTGACTGGTTTGTCTGCTTCCCCATATGGCGATTTCGCCGTACCCTTTGGCACCCAAGTCCCAGTGGATTTGTCATACTCATTACCTTTAGAGTAGTCTTTAGCCCAATAGGGGTCTGACTTCGCAAAAGGCGATGGCCCAGGAGGTGGTGGCATAGGAAGCCCAGATACCTTCGCCACGTCCGCGGCTGTCGCCTTCTGCGGTCCAGCGAGTGCCGCCTTCTCCTTCAGTGCGGCCTCGGCCTTGTTGTGCTTGTGCACGATCGTCGCGGCCTGCTTCGGGTTCAGACCAGTGTGCTTCTCGATATGCGCGTAGCTGTGGCCAAGCTTCTTCAGCTCGACGGCCTTAGCAATCTGCTCCTTCGTAGCGGGCTTCGCCTTCTCCTTCTTGACGCCGTCACCCTGGCCGAACTTACCATGCTCATCGCGCGGATGGAGCGACTCATCCCACTCGAGTGCCTTCAGCGAGGCGACTTTCGCACGAAGCAACGCATGCCGCGACTCGAGAACCTTCCCGGCTTTCTCGGCATAACCTTTCGGGGCATTCGGTGCGTGCTTCTCGACGAATGACCGCCAGCCTTCTTTCGGTCTCACCTTGTCGATCGCCGCGACTTGGGCGACGGCTCGCGATCCCAGGGCATCAGCGTTCTTGACGCCGGCCGCGTGGAACACCTTGGCGTAATAGGGATTCGTGTGCCTGTCCGACAGGCGATCCCACTCACTGATGCCATGCAATGCGCTCTCCGGCTTCAGCGCGCCCTGGGCACGGTGCAGGAGCGTCCCACCCTGGTCGACCCTGGTAACCTCACCGGACTTCGAGACCAGGATATTGTCATGGCCAGTGCCTACGGCGTCCCAGTTCGCAGTCAGGACGTCAGCGGCGAAATGGTCAAGAACTTTATTAGCAGTCGCCTTGTCGACCCCGTGCTCACCCAGGGTATGTCCGGCTTCGCCCATCCACTTGGAGGCAAGCTGCCCGTTCGGCCCGAGGGTGGTTTCCGGCACCTTGGCACCAACGGCCCGATAGACAGCATTAGCGACGTGCTCGCCGACAGCCTGGGAGGGGTCCTTGTAGTTCTTGACATAGTACTTCTGCCCAGACTTATCGACATACGTGCCGCCCTCATTCGAACCCTTCTGTCCGCCGACCTTTGTGAGTGCACCGAGGTCTGACCACTGGTTGCCATGGAATTCGTGGCCAGCCACGTCGCCGAGCATACGTGTATTCACGTAGGCCAGCAACAAGAGGCGCGCAGCAAATGCTGGTTCGAGGGGTAGGCTAAGCATCTCGCCGCCCATCGAAACCAGTACCATGCCGCTGGCGATAGTCTTCGAAGTCGATGTACAGTTGCTCAATGTCGTACGTCGGGAGGCGGTCGCCGAGCACAATCACGAACTGCTTCGCCAGGACGAGTGCCTCGGTGCCCTGCCCCTGGGAAAGCATCGTAATCGCCGCATCAGGTGTCAGGACCATTGCGCCGAACAGGATCCGATCGATCGTGGCGCGATCCTTGGCCACGATGGCCGCTTCGAGGATGGCAAGTATGCCGCGGTCTTCAGCGGCTTTGAGTACCGGCGGTTTAACAGGTTTACCTGGAACTGTGACAGGCTTCGCTGGCGCGATAGGCTGCCCGAGGGTGTCCTGCGGGATCGGCTTCCCATCCTCTCCAATCGGCGGCGGTGCTGTGACTGAGATGCGCTCTGGCGCGCCAATCGGCACCTTCTCATCATCACTCAGCGGCGCGAAGCCATACGTAATGTCGCGGATCTCGTCGTCAGTAAAGACTGTGATGCCCATCTGCTTGTTGACCATCGACAGCTTGACGGCGATCTCCGCTTTCTGACTCTCAGAGAGCAGCTCGTTGGTATCGACAGTCGGCAGCGGCTCTTTGTCGAACGCCATGTCACGAATTTCATCTTCAGTGAACACGACACCGTCAAAGGTCTTGTTGACGTTCGCGAGCGTCATGGCGAAGTCCGACTTGCCCTTCTCGTCCATCGTCTCTTCGACAGGCCAGCCCACTTCGTACTGCGCTGGGGTCGGAAGATAGCCATACTCGATGAGTCGATCAACAAGTGGGCGCATGATGACGGGCTCCGCGTAGCCAGAGCGGCGATCCTTCACACGGCTGTCGAAGTTCGCCGCGTCTTGCGCGCTCGCCAGCTCGCCCATCTCAGAGCCGGTCAAGATGCGCTTCGGGATCTTTGTCGTTCCCGCGATCTGCGTCAGGATGACGTCGGCTTCGGCAGCAGACTTCGCACTCGACGACTCAAGGAACTTCACATCCACGCCACGAGTCGGAATGAATGTCGTAATATTGTTTTGGTACTCCTCGAACTTCGACTTCATCGCCGCCATCTGCGGATCGGTGAACGTGACATCTTTGTCGATGTTCGCGTGCAGCACCTGCTTCGCGCGCTGGAAAAAGGACTCAGCTGTCCCGCCAGTGATCTTCTCCAAATCAAAGAGTAGGTTCCAGACACACTCTAGTCCAGGTGGGCCATAGACGTTACTGTCAAGCGCGCCTTTCGCAGGGATGTGAATGATGCGCGACCAATGCACAGAGCGCGCGAGCAATGGTGACGAGATGTCGGTGCGTCGAATGCGATAGGTCAGCGGCTCGCCGAAGCGTTCTGAAGCAGGGTCGACGTCAAACGTCTCGATGGTCACGTCGGTATCCATCGACTGGACACCCATGTTCGTGCCGCGACTCTGGTCACCTGGTCCACCGCCGCCCCAGAACGGCTGCAGGTAGAGCAGCTGCGTCGGGTTGCCGCGCGGCATCTCCTCGTTCAGATCGCCGGGGACGCCGATCAACATGACTGAGTAGGTGCTCAGCTGCGCGAGGACGTCTGCGGCTTGGCACTTGAAGAAGATGCGGTGCTTTTTGTCGATCTCGTTGAACGTCTTCTCGAACGCAGTCTCTTTCTTCGGGTCTTCATCCTCATAGACCTCGACGCCGCCGCGCCACGTCGCTTCAGGGTAAGTGTCGATGATGACTTTCGCCAGCCCGCCGCGCGCATACTCATCGCGAAACTGACGGCCGGTGATGATGCGGTCATAGCCGAAGATCGCATAGAGATCGCGCTTGCTATCGAACTGGAACCCCGCTTGCTTCATGAACGCCTGGCGATCGAGCAAGACGTCGAGCGTGCGCAGCATCGACTGCACGACTGCCGATGAGTCGCCAGTCACAGGCGTTTCGCTATGACCATTGCCGTTGGGTTCTACCACGTACGTCTCTCAAGTACCTGTACGCCACACTCAGCGCAGCGCCAGACATAGCCACAGACTTCAAGCGCACACCGGAGAGCGCGCATCGGTACGCAGCACCACGAGCAGCGAGTCAGCGTAGGTGAAGGGATTTCTTCTACCATACTAAATCCTGCGCAGGTGTGCGTAGTTCCTCAGTCGCATAGCGCAGCGAATCGATGATGTGATTCTTCTTGTCGGCGAGGACTGGCGTAACAAGACCCGACATCTTGTCGACGACATACGAGTACATTGTCAATTCATCGATCGTGTGCACGCAGCGAGGATGCACCACGATGTCATACCCCTGGAGGAAGATGACGCCTTCTTTGACAGAATTCGGCCCTTTGGTCGCGGGCTTTATCCTGGGGAAGCCGTTGCGCTGGAGATAGGAGATCGTCTCAGGCCGAGCGGAGTCGGCGCGCACCGGCCAATCGCGAGCACCTGGCACCTGGTCGAACAGTACCGGCAAATGGTCGATCTCGACGCCTATCTGATACGCCTCGTAGTCGACGAACAGTTTGCGTCCTTCGATGTGGCAACGCACCATTGTCGAAGGATCAACACTGAAACCCCAGTCAGCACCCAGGTAAAAGATAGCATCAGCAGGAGATTCGAATTCATCGATCACCCAGTTCTTGAAGACGCGTGCCTCGCTGTGCCGCTCGTAACCACCAAGCCAAATGTGTTGGTACTTCTCGATATCTCGTGAACGATCCCACTCCATCTCCTTGCGGAGAACGTCGGGGAACCAGGGGTTATCTTCGAATGTCGTGCCGACGACAATAGAATCTGGCAGCTTACCATCGCCACGCAATAGTCGATCGATCGGGTCAGTCGCGTGACGGGGATTCCAGGAAAACCACAGTTCGCTACCTGGTTCGCGAATCGTCGGCCGCAGCAATGTCAAACTACGTTCACTGACTGTCTGCGCCTCCTCCACCCAGGCAATGTCAAATCCCTCGAGCGACTTAATGGAATCCGCGGTATGGTCCTGCATCCCCTGGAAGATAATGAGACCACCTCCTGGTGTCGCGATCTGCGTATTGGATATGATGAATTGATCTTCGACGGCGAATGCCTTAATCTTATCTTCGAGGAGGCGCTTGACTGATTGATCTAGGGTGCGCTGCACTTCACGAACACAGACGATGCGAGCACCAGGATTTTCGATGCAGTACTTAATGACGTTCTTCGCGAATTCATGGGACTTCGCACTGCCTCGTCCGCCATGCGCACCCTTGTAGCGAGAAGGTTTAAGGAATGACGCGTAAGCACGCGCGGTAGGAAAATCGATAATGCGTTCTGCCGAAGCACTAACCATGAGTGCCACCAGGATGAGCGCAATCATTCGGCATCGCCAATCGCCTTTGGGTCGACGATAATACTACGTACCTGTGTGATGGGAATCGGCCCGCCACCAGGGCCGCTGAGCTCGACCCGATCGAAGCATGCGGCGACACCAGCGTGCTTGCCCATCAGCTTCAGCGAGCCGGGCTTATCCCAGAGCCTGAATTCCACCTCATAGGTGATGCTGCCGTCCTTCGCATGACGGATCTTCTTCTTGCAGGATGAAATAGCGCGCATCGCGCCGTCAGGCGCTCCTGGCGCCGCACGTAGGTTACCGAAGTCATCAACCTCATAATGCTCAATGCAAGATTGTGCAAGGAGCGAGACTTCATGCAGCACGCTGTCGGCTGTCGTGTTGACCCGAGCGATCCGTTGAGCTTTTCCTCGCTCAACAGCCGCCGCGACTTCAGGATACGTTAGGAGCTCGGAAGCGATCGAATGGGCCGTGAGAGGTGAGTAGCCGGCACGAGTCGCCGCCTGCGTGCCGTTGAGGTCGATAAGGTATTCGTGGACAAAGGCCTGCCGCTGAGGGCTCAGCGGTTTGGGTTGCTCATCAAAATGTGTGGGCATTGACTACGCACACCAATTCCCAAGTCAGGGTTGTTAGTGGCCGGCGTGCGTGCGTCAGGGCTCGATTTTCCTAAGAAAAACAAGAACTTTTCTATCATGCACCAGGTTTTGTTCAAAGTACACGATTATTTTCTCTAAAACGAGTCTTTTTTTCTAACCATCTCTAAACCCTTGCAAACAAAGGATTTAAGCCTCTCCTGGGCCAAAGGTTGAAAATAATCACCTCTGGCCGCTAAATAACTGTTTACAAGCCCTGAGGTTAGCGGTATCATTCTCTCATGCTGATCAAATTCGCAAAGACATTGACGCTGACCACGTTGCTCATCGCTTCGCTTCACGGAGAGCACGTCGAGTTGGCCGAAGAGCACCACAAGGGTTCACGCAAAGTTCATGCTGAGGTAACGAAATGACTCACAACCATTTGTTCGACATCCACCCAAATCCCAAGTTCGACGACATGGCCCATTGCACAATCTGCCGATGGGGCGTCTCGAAGAACGCCATCGTGCGGAGCATGTACGGTTGCTCCTACCCGAAGATCAAGTCCGAACAGCTCACCGACGCACTCGCATTCGACCTATTCCAACGCTGAAGCGTCCAAGTAATTTGTACATGAATAGTTCACTACCGAACGTGCTTTCTACGCTTTTTGCGCTTTTGTATACCTGAATCAGGGTGCATGGAAACTAGCCTTTTGGTACTTTCACCTTTGGGTGAAACCAGAATCCATTGACATTAGACGAAGTTTGCCTTAAACAAAAGCGCAAAAAGCGTACAAAGCGCGCCTGATCAAATAAGATTATCATTTTGAACAACAGCGCCGAACAACAACCATTTGTTCGTCCGGCCGCCCTCGATGCATCGGAAGCACTTCCCACCGATCACCCGATCCTTATTTCGCACGAGCCACCAGCCGACACTCTTGCCACTCCATCCGCCACCCTTGCCGCAGATTTCGATGAGCTTGTTTCGCAGCAACGTAACGTTGCTCGGCGGCGCGATGTGCGGCTGCGCGAGCCGCTCGATCTCGGCGACGTCCACCTGCGCCGCGCCGAATGCCTGTTCCCAGATTTCCATGATCGTGATGAGCTCGTCCTTCTTCGGATCGTTCGCGAGTATCGACAGCCGCGTGTCGGCGGGATCCGCGCGGTCAAGCCACACGAGCGCGCCGCGGATCCATTCCCAGTCATTGAACGATCCCATCGGCGTGAGCTTCTCCGGCCGTCCCGCTAGATGGTAGGCAAGCAATACCGTGAGCGCGTCGACGACGAGCTGCGGCCGCCACTTGAGCACCTCGGCATGGCAGTCGAAGTCGAACGTGCGCGTGTCCGGCCGCTCGACCTCGGCGTCGAGCCGGCAGACCACCGCGCGGCGCGAGGTGTCTCCCGCGAAGATGAGGTTGTTGCCGGACGCGAGCACCAATGACGTCGATGGCAGGACGCGCCGCTCGCTCAATCCCAGGATGCGCGCCTGCACGACTTCCTGGGTCAGCATCGAGCAGAGAAAGTCACCGGAGATTGGCCGCTCACAGTTGTCGATGTGGATGACCGGGTCGCCCGCGAAGAGCACCGTCGACAGCCGCTTCTCGTCCTCCTCCTCGCTTTTGCCCTGGCTCATGGCCGGAGGCCGCACGCCGGTCGCGAGCAGGCCCACCATCTCGGCGAGCAGCGACTTGCCGGTGCCGGCCGTTGGCGCGTCGTAGCTGTGGAGCGGCGCCGTGCGCATGCTAAACCGCGTCAGTCCGCAGAGCAACCCGGACAGCGCGACCGACAGCGCCGCCATGTCGATGAACGGGAATGACCGGAGCGGGCTTGAGAGACGGTCAAGCGCGGCGGCTGCGTCGTCCTTCGTCGGTCGCCGCGGCACCGGGTCGAAGATGCCGGGTGCGATGTCAATGAGCAAGCCGCTCGGTTCATCGAAACCCGGGTTCTCAATGATCTGCCCGTCGCGCGTCAGCGTCGGCGCGGTGATGACACCGCGCAGGACCGGGAACTTCCATTCGGCGCGGCCGAGCAACGTCCTTGCGTAGAGTGGCGGCGGGTCGGCCGGTGTCCAGTCGTCCTCCTTCTGATCATACTTCAGCCAGACCGCCGTCTGCCCCATCCGCTCGATGAGCCACGGTTCCTTGACGGCGATGAGCATCGTCGAGCCAACCTCGCGCCGCACGTCCTTTGCATCGCTGATCGGCACATCGAGCCGGATGGCGCGCGTCAGCTGCCCGCCGCGCTGGTAGATGGCACGACCGAGGAGCGAGGCCTCGGCCTGGTCCACGATCTCGGTCAGCCTGCCGCTCTGTATGAGGATAGCGTCGGCGACGCTCCGCTTGACTTTGTCCTCGGTCGTGATGCCGAGGTAGTCGCGAAGGACTTTCCATGTACGATCCTTGCAGTGGCCGTGCAGGCACTTGAAACCCATCCGTCCTTGGGTGTCGATCGTGATGACTGTCCCGGTGTCGTCCTTGATGCTGTGCTCGCCGTCCCACGGGCAGCGGATGGTATAGTACGTGACATCGCCCTTCGTCTTCGTGCCGAGCACTTCCACACGCGCAAGCACTTTGCTAATGTCGTAGCGCGATTTCTGTTCTTTCTTTTTGGAAGGCGCCTCCAAAATAAGCGCGGCAACCGCGCGAAGCGCCTCAACGGCTACAGTTTCCAGCGGCTCGGCGACTTTTGTGATAGCCGATGCGCGCGTCGGACGCTCGACGCTCTCGGGTCCCTTGCGCGCGATCGTGCCGTACAGTTTCGTGATGCGCGAGGCGTTCCCGACTGCCGTATCGATGTGCGCGTTGGGCGTGTCGAAGTCGGCGGCGAGCCGCTTGAGGATGGCCTCGACGAGCGCGGTCGACTCGGCGTCATTCGGCAGGTCGATGCGGTAGAGCAGGTGGCCGCCGTTGCCGGATAGTGCCTCGACTGGTGCAGGCCAACCCTGGGTGGCGAGGAATGTCTTGACGCGCTCGATGACCGTCAGCGCGTAGCCAAGCTCGACGTCGGTCGCGTTTATGTCCCTGGGGAGGCCTTTGGGGCGATTCGGATCGACGTCGATCAGCAGCCAACAGCGCTTGATGATGGAGGCGTCATCGACGCCGAAACCGGTGATCTTGGTTTCGTCATATGGGTTGAGCACGGTATAGACGCCGCGCGCCGTTGGATATCGCTCGACCCAGTCGGCTGCAGCTCCATGATCATTGAAGCGCTGAACGACCATTTTGTCAAGTAGAACGCGTATTTCAACAGGTGCACCTGGACAGAGTAAGTCAAGAGTTTCGCGGACCATTAGCCGACCATCCAGTCAGCGAAGGCGTCATCAGTTATTTTTGTCTCGGTGTTTTTGATAAGTGGCGGGCCGTAGTAGACTTTAGTGGAAAGTTTGCGAGGATCACATTCTATGGGTACTAAAAAATGCACTTGGTTGTCAAGGACATTTTTCAAATTACTTAATGCCTCTTTTACTGGTAAATATTTTCTAATAATGTGTAATTTATGCGTAGGTATTTTTTCAAGCGCATGCTCAAAAGCCTTGAGCGTATTACCATAAACAACATGATCGGTGATTGTGGTGGGCACGGTAGTTCTCCGTGAAAGTTGTTGGGATGGGTCCAGCAGTTCAGCGTGGAACTAGCACGCCTCCCCGACTGACAAAGCGCCGGCCGGCGACACCCCATCGTTTGCAAACGCAAACTGTTTATCTTACTCCGCTAAAGATGAGCCGGAACACGAAAATAAAAAAATATTCATGTTCCCTTTTCCAGTTAGTTGCGATTCACGCATGTCAAAATCTTTTAGCGAATCCTAACCATTCGTTTCCAGGCATCTCTCTCTCGAAAACAGATACGGCATTTCATCCGTCGCCAGCGGTTCAGCGTCCGACACCGGCACCTCCAGGTCCAGCGGCGGCGGTCAGTGCGGCTCACAGTGGCTTCACTTTCGCCAACAACTGTTTATCTTCTGCGTCTTCCCTGTCCAGGGCTTGACGCAGCTGCGTGATGACCTCCAGGCGGTGCTGGATGCGGTCGAGTTCACCGAGCAGCTCCATGCTTACCTCGGCACGCTTGAAGGCGCGTTCAATGATGCCGGTGAGATTGGGATCGGTCATTATGCATACCACTTCTTGATAGCATTGAACGCCTTGGTTATTTCATCGTCATTGATGAACTCAAGCAAGGCTTGATCTGCATCATAATGCGCATATTCTCTGTCGCTATCGTGCTTGAGTGCTCCGAGCTTCACGAGCAGCCTGCCCCGAGAATCAAGTGGTACGTCATTGTCTTCGGTCATCGCTTCCTCCCGCAGGCTTCGCAGCGCGACGTCAACCTGTTCCACGCGGTGCCACAGTGCTTACAGATCCAGGCGATCATCGCTTGCCTCCTGTCTTAAGGTATTCGATGAACACATACAATGCCGATAGGACTTCTGGCTCCAACACGATCGTGTTCGTCACCTCAAGCCCGTTCTCGGTCGTCAAAATGATCTGATAACCGTCAAATGTAGCATAG